ACTTGTATATGGACTTGATGTAAAACAACAAACCTTTGATTCAATGATGTACATTGTTATTGCAGGTTTAGGTTTTACAGCTTCAGAAAAATTTACCAAAAAGGATTAAAGATGAAAAAGATTTTATTGGCCGTTGGCCTATGTGTATCATTGTTTGCACATTCAGCAGAAACAACTAAAGTGTGTGTTGATGTAAAAGACAAAGCAGGCCAAGTTGTTAAGGACAAAGCAGGTAAACCAAAACAAAACTGCAAAACAATGAAAGTTCACAAGAAACTTGAAGGCACAGAAGTACCTGTGAAAAAATAATGTTGACAATAACTGAAGCTGCAACCGAACAGATAAAAGAAATTCTGTTGGGAGAACAATCAAAATATGTTAGAGCCTTTGTAGAAGGTGGTGGTTGTTCTGGCTTCAATTATGGTTTCATGTTGGATGACGTAAAGAATGAGGATGATTTTGAATTGTCCGAACAGTTACTGGTAGACTCAATGAGTATGCAATATTTGACAGGTGCAACAATCGACTATAAGGTAGAACTTATGGGTGCAAATTTTGTTGTAAACAATCCAAATGCCAAATCCACCTGTGGATGTGGTAGTAGTTTTAGTGTATAAGAAAGAACTAAATGGCAACCACAGTAGAAAGAATCGGCATTGTTGAAACTAAGGTGGAAAACCTTAGTGAAAAATTGGATGACCTAAAAGGTGATGTTAAAGAAATGCACGATTGTTTGGATAATACCAGAGACGGTTTGTTGAAAAAACTGGATGAAATGTATGGTGCATCATGTGAACAACATGCCGAACTTGCCAAAAAAATAAGTGGTCTGGAAAAAATCCGTGAAAGAACCATGTGGATGGTTGCCGGTGCCGTTGCGATTCTCGGAATACTTTCTGGTCATTTGAAAGAGATACTTGCATTTTTATGATAATTGGTGTATAATCTAGTTTCTTGTAAACTCCACACTATTTTGTTATGTCCGTTTTTATTGATAGAACCTTTTTGCTAAGGGTATCCCCGAAGCTTCAAAAATTCACACAGAAGAAAGATAACCTGTATAATTTCAGGTGTCCTCTCTGTGGCGATTCAAGCAAGAACAAAACCAAAGCCCGTGGTTATGTTTATGAAAAAAAGAACAATTACTTTTATATGTGCCACAATTGTGGTGCATCCACTTCCTTTTATAATTTCCTGGAGAAGGTTGATGCAACCCTAGTTAAAGAGTATGCACTTGAGAGGTATAAAAATGGTGAACAGGGACGTGACAATTACGTTAAACCAACTTTCGAAGAATTCAAACCTGAAACCCCGAAGTTTCGTACTAAATTTGATATTCCATCGGTCGAATCGTTACCAGAAGAACATTTTGCGAAAGTGTATGTCAACTCCCGCAAAATACCAGAGTCGTTCCATGCACACTTATATTTTGCACAAGACTTTAAAGGCTTTGTCGAAAGTCTGCAAATAGAAAAGGAAGGCCTCAAAGAAGATGATCCTAGGTTAGTCATTCCGTTTTATGACGAAGATAAAAATCTTGTGGCTTTTCAAGGCCGTGCTCTAGGTGAATCTAAACTAAGATATATCACAGTAAAGACAGACAAAGAGAATCACAAGTTATTCGGGACTGACCGGATCGACACGGAACAGATGATATATGTTGTGGAAGGTCCTATTGACTCCATGTTTCTGGAGAATGCCGTAGCGACTGCGGATTCGAATCTGATGGCTGCATCTAAACACTTTGACAAGTCTAAAATTGTCTTGGTGTATGATAATGAACCAAGGAACAAAGAACTACATAAACAGATGGACAAGGCCATTGAAGAACACTATAATGTGGTAATCTGGCCTGAAATGATTGAAGAAAAAGATGTAAATGATATGGTTTTGAATGGCTTCTCACCAGATGAAATTCAAGATATCATAAGTAAACATACCTTTGTGAATTTGAGAGCAAAGATGGAATTTATTAATTGGAAAAAAACTTGAAATGGAGATTTTGTTATGCAGGTAAAATTAATATCATACACACAGGGAACAGACGGTAAGAATTTGTTAGAACAGGTTGCTTTTGCAGCAAGAGTCTCAAATCCTGCCAATCAAAATAATACCGAAACATCTGAAAAGTTAGTTCGGTATCTTATCAAGAATCAACATTGGTCACCACTAGAAATGGTGAGTATTTGTTTAGAGATAGACACTACAAGAGATATTGCAAGACAGATTTTAAGGCATCGTTCATTTTCCTTTCAGGAATTTAGTCAACGATATGCAGAGGCGACTCAACTAGGTTTTGAAATGAAAGAAGCAAGGATGCAAGACTTGAAAAATCGTCAAAATTCTGTTGTGGTTGATGCAAATGATGAATCTGCAAGATTATTGGCCATAGAATGGGAACGTGCTCAGAAACGTGTATTATATGCTGTTGAAAAAGAATATAAATGGGCTATCGAGAATGGTATTGCGAAAGAACAAGCAAGGTCTGTATTACCAGAAGGTATGACAGGTTCACGTTTGTATATGAACGGAACGCTTCGTAGTTGGGTTCACTATATACAACTCCGTAGCGCAAACGGGACACAGAAAGAACATCAAGATGTTGCATTAGCCTGTGCTGATGCCATTGAGCCAATTTTCCCTATGATTAAGGAGTACACCAATGGACAGTAAGAATGATGTAAGAATTTTTATGGATGCATGTGACCAAAAAGCAAGAGATTTTGGTCCACAATCTGAACTGTATATGGACCTGATAATTGAAGAATTTAGGGAACTTGTTACTGCTTATGGTAGTAGAAACCTTGTAGAAATCGCAGACGCAACTGCGGATTTAAAATGGGTCATTGAAGGCCTCGAACACACACTCAACATTCCACAACAAGAAGTTTGGGACGAAGTTTCACGTAGTAATTTAGCTAAAATTTCTGAAAATGGAAAAGTACTAAAAAGAGAAGATGGTAAGGTATTAAAACCAGAAGGTTGGACACCACCTGATATTAAAACAATTATAAGAAAGTAAAAATATGGAATACATGGGTGTCAAAATAGACTTGGAAAAAGATAAACTATTTGATGAGTTAGGAATTAAAAGATTAAAAGAATCTTACATGCGTGACGATGAAACGTCACCACAACAGAGGTTTGCATATGTATCATCGTCATTCGGAAGTAATCCTGAACACGCTCAGCGCCTTTACGATTACGCCTCTAATCATTGGCTTAGTTATAGTACTCCAATTCTTAGCTATGGCCGTTCTAAGCGTGGGATGCCTATTTCATGCTTTCTTAACTACATTGAAGATACTGCGGAGGGATTAGTTGATAATCTTAGCGAAACTAATTGGCTTTCTATGCTCGGCGGTGGTGTTGGTATTGGCTTCGGCATACGTAGTGCAGACGACAAGAGTACTGGCGTTATGCCGCACCTCAAAATTTACGATGCTTCATCTCTTGCTTACCGTCAGGGTCGTACTCGCCGTGGAAGTTATGCTGCTTATCTTGATATCAGTCATCCCGACATTATATCATTTTTAGAAATGCGTAAACCAACTGGTGACCCTAATGTGCGTTGCCTAAATTTACATCACGGCATTAATATCACTGATGACTTCATGCAATTGATTGAGAATTGTATGTTGGATTCGGAAGCAGATGATTCTTGGCCTTTGGTTGATCCAAAATCAGGAGAAGTGAGAGAAACAGTTTCTGCCAAACATCTATGGCAACAAATCTTGGAATTGCGTATGCACACAGGTGAACCTTACATTCACTTCATTGATACAAGCAATAAGATGTTACCACAATTCTTAAAAGATAAAGGATTGAAAGTACACCAATCAAATCTTTGTTCAGAAATCATTTTACCAACGAATGAAGAAAGAACTGCTGTATGTTGCCTATCTTCTTTAAATTTGGAGTATTATGATGAATGGAAGAATGAACCTTTGTTCCTTAGGGATGTTGCTGAAATGCTCGATAACGTTCTGGAGTTTTTTATTGTTAATGCACCTGATACCATTTCCAGGGCTATATACTCTGCTAGCCGTGAGCGTTCTATTGGCATTGGTGCCTTAGGATTTCATGCATACTTGCAGAAGAACAATATTGCATTTGAAGGTGTGATGGCCAAGGTTGCAAACAATCAAATGTTCAAACACATAAGGGGTAAATTAGATGAAGCTAATCAAATTCTTGGAAAAGAACGAGGGGAAGCTCCTGATGCTGTCGGCACTGGCCAGCGCTTCAGTCACCTTATGGCTATTGCTCCAAATGCTTCTTCGTCTATCATTATGGGAAATACTAGCCCTAGCGTTGAGCCTTATCGTGCTAATGCATACCGCCAAGACACTTTATCGGGCGCATTTCTAAACAAGAACAAATACCTAGATAAAATCATTCAGAAACACGCTGAGATTCATCCAGAGGGATGGTCAGATGAAGTCTGGAGTAGTATCATGGCGAATGATGGTTCTGTACAACATTTAGAATGGTTAGATGAAAATGAGAGAGCAGTATTCAAAACATCCATGGAAATTGACCAACGTTGGGTTATCGAATTGGCTGCTGACCGTCAACAATACATCGACCAAGCACAATCACTGAATCTATTCTTTAGACCAGATGCACACATTAAATATATTCATGCTATTCATTTTATGGCATGGAAAAAAGGATTAAAGACACTTTACTACTGCCGTTCAGAAAAGATTGGTAAAGCAGATAAAGTATCTAAAAGAATCGAAAGACAAGTAATTAAAGAATTGGATATGACAGAAATTGCCATGGGTAATGACTGCATAGCCTGCGAAGGATAAAAAATGAAAAAACTATTAAAATTCTCGGCCACTTGGTGTGGTCCATGTAAATCGTTATCAAATAATTTCAAACATGTTGATATGGGTGAAGTTGAATTGGTTAATATTGATATTGAAGAAGATGAGGCGGCCGCCACATTTTATAGTATTCGTGGAGTACCGACACTAATTTTATTTGAAGATGGTAAAGAAGTTAAACGTAAAACGGGTGTATTAATGGCCGACCAAATTCAGGAATTCATTAAATGATTAAGAAACACGATATAAAACTTACAGACGAAAGAAATTATTTTAAACCATTTAACTATGCATGGGCTTATGA